ACTCTCCTACATCTTTGCGCATCGGCATCCAGACGAGACGCCTGCGTTCCATAAGCAGATCGTTGCTGCGTGGGATGACCCGCACCCCCGCGTGCTCATCGAAGTGTTCCGAGGCGGCGGGAAATCAACGCTCGCAGAGGAATACCTCACGCTTGCTGCGCTGTTCCAAGAGGCGCAATACATCCTGCTTGTCGGCAACACATACAGCAGTGCGTGTGACCGGCTGGCGAGTATCAAGCATGAGCTAGAAAACAACGAGAAGATCGGCGCAATGTTCGGCTCGGTGCGCGGGGCGACGTGGACGGAGAACGACATCACCCTGTCCAACGGCGTGCGCGTGCAGGCGTTCGGTGCCGGACAGAGCGTGCGCGGGGCGAAGGAAGTGACGCGCAACATGCGCCCTGACCTGGTGCTGATCGACGATCTGGAGGATCGGGAGTCGGTGGCCACGCCAGAAGCGCGGCGCAAGGTGTGGCAGTGGTTCACTCGTGAGCTTGTCCCCGCGTGCGACCCCAAGGCGCGTATCCGCGTCAACGGCACGCCGCTGCACGAGAACTCCATGATTGAGGAACTCAAGCGCAATGCAAACTGGAAGTGCTTGAGCTTCCCCATCTACACCGGAGTAGAACCTGACCGGGTGCCCATGTGGCCTGCGCGGTTCTCGCTGGAGAAGATCAACGAGCTTTATGAGCAGTTCAGGACGGACGGCGACCTTGCGGGGTTCAGCCAGGAATACCTGCTCAAGCCTATGGACGCGGTAGCCAGCATCTTCGACCGCAACGACATTATCTACGCTGCGCCGTCCCCTGCGCATCTTTACATCCCGCGCATCTTGATCGTTGACCCGGCGCGGACGACAAACCGCTCCACAAGTGCGCGGACGGGCTACGTCGTGGGGTCGTGGGTTGGCAACGAGCTACACGTCCATGAGGCGGTCGGTGGGTTCCACACGCCGTCAGAGCAGATCGAGTATCTCTTCCGGCTCAACGATGCGCATCACCCGATGACGGTGGCCGTCGAAGAAGATGGCCTCAACCAGTGGCTCTTGCAGCCCATTCGGGCGGAAATGGTGCGCAGGGCGGACATCTTGCCGTTGCAGCCGGTCAAGGCCCCGCGTGACAAGATCAGCTTCATCAAGGGGTTGCAGCCGTTCTTCAGGGCGCATGAGGTCAAGTTTCTCAAGCCGCTGCCTGACCTTGAGGCGGAGCTTGCCAGTTTCCCCCTCGGGCGCGTCGATATTGTCAACGCGCTGGCCTACATGCTTAGGCTTCGGCCAGGGATGCCGGTCTACGCGGCGTTCAGTTCGGACCACATTCAGCACCGCGTGCCCAACGCCCGAGCAGACTGGTATGTGTTCGTGAACGCCACGCCGGGGATGCTATTTGCAACCCTCGCGTTTGTGCAGGACGGCCTGTTGAGCGTCGTCAAGGACTGGGTGATCGAGGGGTCGCTCGACGATAGCTTGCGGGCCGTGCTCATGTCCGTCAGCCACGAGATTCCCACAGGCAAGGTGCCGCAGATTGTGGTGCCGTATGACCGCACGCTCATCAACGACGCGTCGAACTTGCCCGCAACGCTTAAGCGGCTGCGGCTGCAATTCCGCACCGGGAAGCGGATTGTTGACGCACAGGAAAGCCTCGACTCGGCGTTGCGGCTCCGGCGTAACAATGCGCCTACATTCACCGTCAGCCCCGAGGCGACGTGGACGCTCAATGCTCTGGCTGGTGGATATTGCCGCGAAGCAGGGACAGCATCGTTCGCGGTGCGAGAAAACGTTTACAAACACGTTGCGCAGGCGTTAGAGTCTGGCTATGCGAGTTTGAGCGGTTACGCGCTGGACTCCGAGCGAGACGATCTCGTTTATAGTTACACCAGCACCGGGCGGCCTTACATTTCGATGCGACGGTAAATGCTTAAGCCGCCAGCCCCAATTACATTCTTGCATGGCCGATAAATGACTGAAGATGACCGCGATCTAGAGCAGGAGCAAGAACGAGATTACGTCACCAAAAAAGACGTGCTCGAACAAGCTAAAGAGGTCTACCGAGACGTGATCGAGGCATACCTTGCCCGCGAGGATCGTGATCGGGACATTGAGAAGTTTTGGGACATTTACAACTGCAAGCTGGGCGACGATCAGGCTTACGCTGGTAAGTCGAAGGTATTTGTGCCCATTGTGCGTGACGCGGTGGAAGCGCGGACGCTGCGGTTTAGCAACGCCCTCTTCCCGAGTAATGGGCGATACGTCGAGTGCATTTCCAGCACGCAAGATACGGCACGGGCGCTGACGGCGCTACAAAACCACTATGTGCGTGCGAGCCGACTGCGCGAAGTAATTACGTCACTGTTGCGTGCTGGCGACATTACGGGCCAATACAGCCTGTATGTGGACTGGCAGACGCGAGCACGCACCGTCACTGAGCGGCAGCTAGAGGAAGTGCTGACTCCTGAGGGGCTGCCGACCGGCGTGCAGATCGAGACGGAAAAGGAAGTCGAGGTTGAAGTAGGCCTGCCGGATGTGTGGGTGATCGCCGACCAAGACCTGGCGGTCATCCCGGCGACGGTGGACAACATCGACGACGCGGACGTGGTAGCCGTCACTTTGCGGGCGACGAAGTCTTGGCTGCGCGAGCGCAAGGATCAGTTCTCGCCGAAGCAATACAAGCGGGCGATGGAGCTGTTCTCCGTCTCGTCGGACCGCAAGGAGAACCCCAACCATCCCGACGACCCTAAGCGGCAGGCCAAGGAAGCCGGGGTTAAGAGCGACAAAGGCACAAAACACTTGATGCTGCATCAGGTGTGGTGCAATCTGAAAATTGACGGGGAATACACACCTTGTTACTTTGTCGCCTTCGGGCCGGACGAGTTCTTGACGATCAAGAAAAACCCGTTTTGGGGGCAACGCCCGCCCATTATTTCGGCGCCGGTCAAAAAACTGCCGGGGAGTTTTTGGGGCGTCAGCCCGATCAAGGCCGTTGCCCAGTTGCAGTATCAAGCGAACGATGCGGTCAATATGGGGATGGACGCTGCGCAGTATGCTCTTGCGCCTATCGTCATGACGAACCCAGAGCGCAACCCTCGCGTGGGGTCGATGGTGCTGGAAATGGCCGCCGTGTGGGAAACCAGCCCGCAGGACACGCAGATTTTGCAGTTCCCGAAGCTGTGGCAGGACGCTTTGCAACTGGTCGCAGCCACAAAGTCGCAGATTCAGGAGAGTTTCGGCCTCAACCCGGCCATGATGCCGATGGGTGGGTCGCCGTCACGCAAGCCGACGCAAGCCCAGGTGGCACTGGAACAGCAAGTGACGATAGAAGGGATCAGCGACGCTGTTCGCGTGCTGGAGTCGTTCATTTTGACGCCTCTGGTTGAGCGGATCTTTGAGTATGACCAGCAGTTTCGCGATAAAGACGCCAGCATTGAGCACTTTGGCGAGCTAGGCTATGAGGCAGAACTGGAGCGCGTGCCTCCGGTGCAGTGGGGAACGCGGTATCGGTTCGTGTGGAACGGCGTGCAGCGGATGCAGAACACGCAAAACGTCCAGCAAATGATCGCTGCGATGAACGTGCTGCGCGGGATTCCACCCGCACAACTCGGCGGGCGCACGCTCGACATTGGGCCGATCCTGGATGTGCTGACCGACACCGTGTTTGGCCCCAGGTTGGCAAGCCGTATTCTCAAGTCGCCGCGAGAAACGTTGAGTATCGACCCGCGCCTGGAAAACGAAATGCTGATCCAGAACATGCCGGTTGTTCCAAGCCCGATGGACAACGACGCCGAGCACATTCAGATGCACCACATGGCCGCCATGCAGACTGGCGACCCGACGCACCAGATTGCGTCGCACATTCAGCTTCACAACCGCCAGATGCAGCAGAAAGCCGCTGCCCAAGCCCCGCAAGGCGCACCAGGAATTCCTGGCGGTGCGGGGCCGGGTGTGCCGGGGACGCCACGCATTGGCGGGCAAGCAGTTGGGCCGCGCGGTGTAGCGCAGCAGCCCCCTGGTGCAGTTCACCCCGACCAGATGCACGCGCCGGGGGCTATGCCTCGGAAAATGTAATGCTCACTCAGGAGGCTGTTATGCTGCATTGACAGGTTGAGTGTTGCAATTTGTTTGGTTTGCTGTAGTATTTGCACAGCATCGACTGACGTCCGTAAGACGTTGTTCGACTTGTGGCCGTAAGCACACTAGAGGTAAGCATGAACGACGATCAAGAATTTGAAGGTGGCTTGGATGAAATCGACACGGAGCAAATCACTCCCAACGGTGACGAAAATGGCGACGCACAGCAAGGCGCTGATGAGAATGCCGAAGTCGTCGGCCAAGATGGAAGTGAAGACGCCGACGCCGATGACGAAGCCATTGCCGAGGCTGCTCGCGCCGCGCAAGCGGAGCAAGTAAGCCGTTCTTCAAGAGCACAAGACCGGATTCGCCGGCAACAGGAGGAATTGCAACGCGAGCGTCAAGCACGCGAATCGGCAGAACGAGAACGTCAGCTATTGCTGCAACAGCTTGAGCAACAGCGTGCCGCGCTGGAACAGGCTCGACAGCAGCAATATCTTGAAACGCTCGACCCCGCCGAACGCCAAGCGTATTTGCTTCAGCAACGCATGGAGCAAATGCAGCGTGAGATGCAGCAACAGCAGTTCAGCCAGCAGGACATGATGGACAAGATGGCGTTTCAGCAGCGTGCGCTGCAAAACCCGATGATTGGCAAGTATGTCGATCGGGTTGAGCAGACGCTGATGCAGATGCGTGCAAAAGGCCAGACTGCCCCCCGCGAGTCGATTTTGAAATTTTTGGTCGGTGAAGATGTGCTTACCAAGGCTCCGGCGTCTATCGCCAAAGCCGCTAAAGCCGCTTCTAAGTCTACGTCCAAGCCGCTACGCGCTCGTGGCAATGCCGCCCCAGGCGCAGCGGATGAAGATGCAGATCTGGAAGAACGCCTCTCTCGGATCACCTTTTAAGGACTTTGCATCATGGCAACAAACAACGCCGCCAACTTTGCCGCAGACGTCGGTAAATATATTCAGAAAAAGACGCTGGAGTTGACTCAGCGCCAGATTGTTGTGTCTCAACTCGCGGAGCGGGTTGAGCTGCCGAAAGGCATGGGCACAACCTACTATGCGTTCCGTTACGAGCGCGTCCCCCTGCCCTACACCACCTTGTCGGAAGGCGTGCCCTCCGCTGGCGAGACGATGACGATTACGCAAGTGACCGGCACCGTGGCGCAGTGGGGCGACCTGATCCGCATCACGGACGTTGCTGAACTGACCATTAACCACCCGGTCTTTAAGAAGGCCGTGGAGCTGATCGGTTTGCAGGCGACGGAAACCATTGAACGCAACACGTTCAATGCGATCATGGGCGGCACGCAGGTCAACTACGTTGGCGCTGTGGGCGCACGGGCTAGCCTGACGAACAGCTCCGTCCTGACCCCGCACGAGCTTAACCGTGCAATGGGCACGCTGTTCACCAACGGCGCACGGTATTACATGGGCGGCGGCGAGACGGACATCAAGATGAAGCCCGCCGCAAACCCCAAGGGCGTCACCGCTGCGACTGCTCCGCACTACGTGGCCGTCATTCACCCGCTGGTCGAGCAAGACTTGCGCGAGAACTCGACGGTTGTGACCGCATGGCAATACAGCGACGTTGGCAAGCTGTATAACAACGAGATCGGCCAGTGGTCCGGTGTGCGGTTTACCCGCTCCAACCTTGTCCCGGCGTGGACGGGTGCGGCGGCTGTCTCCGGCACGGCAGGCACTGCGGGTTCGCTGGCGACGGGCACCTACTACGTCCAGGTTACGGCCTCGGATATCAACACCAACTACGAGCGGGTGATCTACCAGCCGTCTACGGGCATCAGCGTGACGGGGCCGACCGGCTCCATTAGCGTTACGGTGCCGAGCACGGCAGGCTACACCTACAACGTGTATGTTGGCACGTCGTCTCCCCCGACGAACCTCGGCTTGTCCGCTTCCGGCCCGACGACTGGCCCGCTGTCTGGCAACGCGACGCAAATCGCCCCCGGATCGACGGTTGTCATCACTGGCCTTGGCGTGTCGCAAACCGCGCCTGCGGCTCCCGCAACCGGCGTGACGGTCTATCCTACCTTCATCTTTGGTAAGGAAGCGTTCGCGCAAGTCGAGCTTGACTCGCTCAAGACGTTCTACCTGACTGGCGCGGACAAGTTTGACCCGCAAAACCAAACCCGCGTGGTGTCTTGGAAGGTCTTTTACGGCACGATGATCATGAACAACCAGTTCTTCATGCGCATCGAGTCTGGATCGGCCTTCTCGCCCACCTTTGGCTAATGGTTAACCTGACGGGGCTAAGTGCCCCGTCAGTTTCTTTGGAGCAAGCATGAACGACAAACTTGAAGCACAAATTCGCGAAGCCGCGGCAGCCGTCAAGGCGAAAAAAGAGGACAAGCCGGTCGAGATCGAAGTCGAGTATGAGGAAGTGTTCATCGACCTTCCTCCGCATAGCAGCCATCTCTCGATTGACGGGCGGCATTTTCACCAAGGCGCGTCTTACAAGGTCACGAAGGCGCAGGCTGCATCAATGCGTGATATCATGAGCCGCGCTTGGGCGCACGAGCAAGAAGTTCGCGGCCAGCGCAAGCCCTTCGACGCATATCGTCGTCAACGTGAGTTCAGCCTGAGAGGTTAATCTATGAGTGAAAAAAGCAGCGTTGGGTATGTCTATCAGTTTGCGGCAACTGTCGCAGACGGGATGAGCGTCACCTTCAACGGGAACTTTCCGATCGGTGTATCGACTGAAGCGATCAACGCTGAGATCGACCGTTTTCGTGCCGTGGCCGAGCGGCAACGCGCCAAGAACGAAGTCAAGATGCTTGAAGCGATGCTGATCGAGAAAGAGTCGATGATTCGTAACGCCGAACTGGATTTGAGCCAGTATCTCAAGAAGCACAAGGACGGCGACGACTTTTCTGACCGGCTCAAGGCGAAGATCGAGGAGCTGTCGCTCGACTACAAGCGCGGCGTCAAACAGCTCGAAGAAACGCGGGCCAAGGCGGTTTAATGCTTACGGCGCAGCAGATCATTACTTACGCTTTGCAGATTGCAAAAGCGCCTGGGTATACCGTGCAGGCGGGTGATCTGCTCAACATGCGCCTTGCGACGCTGGCGCGCACCTATGACCTGGACGTGCTGCTCAAAACAGCCCAGTTCTCGGTGGCCGCTGGCGTTCAAACTTACACCCTCCCTGCGGACTACGTTCGCGGGCACGAACTCTGGTATTACATTGGCGGCCTGCCGCAGCCGATGCGGCAGATTAGCTTGCCCGACTACGACCGGATCAACGTCGGCAATGTCGCGATGGCGTATCCGACGATGTGGGCAAGCAATCCGGCAGCCGGGACGCTGCACTTGTATCCCATGCCGAACAGCACAATCGCGTTCACGCTGCGGTATTGGAGCCAGCCGTCAGATATTGCAAGCCCCGCAACGTCCAGCGTTGTGCCGTGGTTTCCTGACAGCGACTATCTGCTCACGGCGCTTGCCGCAGACGTGATGCGCTTGACCGATGACACACGCCAGCCTCAATACGCGGCTGAAGCGCAAAACAAGTTGCAAGCGTTCTTGAAGATGCAAGGCGACCGCGAGAACCATGCCCGCACTGTCAAGCTCGGCAACTCGTTCGCGGGTGGATCAGGCCGGCTGCCGCCGTCTAAAGTTACGGGGTTCTAAATGCTCCGCACCCCGGCAATCTACCAGTGGCGCCCGGTAGGTCTATCTGATGCGCGGGACGGTAAGCTGTCGTTCCCCGGCGCTTGTAAACTGCTGACGAACCTGATTCACGATCCGGTCAGTAACAACATGCTGGCCCCGCGCCCTGCCAGCACGAGCATCACAACGTTCAGCGGGTTTACATCCCCCGGCGTTGTGTCTGTCATGATTTCCGTCGGCACGCGCGTCTTTGGCATGGTCGCCAGCGGGCTTAACCCCGGCTTTGACCAACCGTTTTGCTACGACACGGCAACTAATGCGTTTGTGTCCATTAGCGGCGTCGCCAGCAACAATGTGCCTGTAACGCAAGGCACGAGCGGCGCGTGGACGCCCCCTTGCATGGCGGTGGTGGGCAACTATATCGTCATCACGCATCCGGGCTATACGCTGTCCAGTGGCCCAATCGGGACGATCAACCTGACGACGCTGGCCTACAGCACTGGCAACATGATGAACGGCTCGACCGCCGTGTTGAGCGCCGTGCCCACGGCAGTTGCGCAGTTCTACGGGCGTGCGTGGTATGCAGTGGGCAACCAAGCCTACTTCAGCGACTCACTTTACCCGTTGCGGCAGACTAACGCGGGGCAAGTGTTGACGCTTGGCGCAAGCACCGAGGCAATCACCGTTTTTGTGCCGCAAGGTATCTCGACTGCGACGCAGGGCATTTTGTCTGCGCTGATCGCATTCAAGGCGAACTCAATTTGGCAGATTACGGGCGACTGGAACTATGGCGGGTCAACGAGCGGCGGCAACCTTGCGCTGAACCAGATCACCGCCAGCGTCGGCTGTTCTGCGCCTCGCACGGCAGTTCCAACGCCTACGGGTATCATGTTCATGGCTGTGGACGGCATCCGCACCATCCCGACGATGAGCATGGCTGTGACGGAGCCAAACCCTGACGTGGTGTATCCGTTCTTCAACTGCACGCAGCCGACACGCGCTTGCGCGGCCTACAGTGCTGACACGTATCGCATTTCTCTTGATACGGTGACGACAACGGACGTGCTCGGGCGGTTTGAGTATTGGTTCCCGCTCAAAGTCGGCAAGTGGAGCGGGCCGCACACATTTCCAGCCGACGTAATCACGCCGCTTGGCAACTCGTTCATCGTTGCGGTTAACAGCATTGGCGCGCAACTGTTTCAAAGCAACGCTTACACTACAGCCGGCGACTCCTTTACGGAGAACGGCGCTCCGCTGACGATCAACATGACCAGCGCCCTGATTGATCCAGCCCCGCCGATGGCGGAAAAGGCGTCTGTCGAAATGATCGTCTCCGCTGTTTATGGTGCGCAGTCCTACACGGTGCAGGTTCTTGACAGCCAAGGAAACCTAATCAACCAAGCACAGCTGTCGCCTATCAATACCCCGTCTACTTGGGGCGGTGCTGGCATTGTGTGGGGCAACCCAGGAACCGTATGGGCACCGTCGCCCTACAACTCCAGCGCGTCGCCGTTGGCGTTCCCTGCGCCACTCGTGTTCAAAACGTGTCAAATTGTTCTTTCTGGTAACAGCGGTTACTATTTCCGTCTAGGGCGGTTTGATTTCCGCTACGAGGCGCTTCAATACACTGGGGCGGGCTAATGGCAATCATCAACCCATTGACCTACACGATCTCAAACGGCGATCCGGTTGACGCGACGCCGGTTCAAGCAAACTTCACGCAGATCGTGCAGGATGTTAACGCGAACGCCGCCTCTGTAGACGGCGACCCTTCGCAGCAGTTTCTTGTCGCTACTACGAGTAACCCGGCAGGGGCGGTGCCGCTCGCTCAGGCGCAGCAACAGTTTGCCGCGTTGAACGGCTCTGCAAGCAACCAGTTTGCAGTAGCGAACGCGACGGCAGCGAGCCAAGCGGTTAATTGGGCGCAGGCCGGAACGCAGGTCTTGGCTCCTGCAACAAGCGCCGCAATTACGCCGGTTGCGTTTAGCACTTTAGTTCTGCCGGGCTTCTCGGCTGCGGGGACGATCACCGTTAACCCAGGGTCGTTCACCGGCCAACGGGTTCGTGTGTATGGCTGCGCCTATACGGTTACAGTGCAAACCAACGTATCCAGCGGCTTCCCTGCGCTCTTTTTCCCGGACGGAAGCTCAAGCTACGCGTGGAACAATTACGGCACTAATCAGGCCATCGAGATGGTTTGGGACGGCGTTAACTGGCGATCCACGACTGTTGGTCAGGTCGTCGCTGCGGCGGCAAGCGCGTCAAACCAAGTCGTTACTTTGGGGCAAGCGAACGGCCTTTACGCTCCCGTTGCAGGCAACGCTGCGCAGACTTTTGCGGTGGCGAATGCGTCAGCGAGCAACCAGGCAGTGAATTTAGGACAACTGCAATCCGCAGGTGTTAACACTGCTGGGCACCTCACAAATGTCCAGCTAACTGCGCCTAACCGTGCGTTAAGCACAACTTACTACAACACCACAGGTTACACAATGTGGGTGTGGGTGACTTGTCAAACATACAACAGCGCGGCGGTCTATTCTGTTGTTAATGGATACACTATAAACAACGGTGTTGCGCCCAACGGTAGTGACGTGTCGGCCTTTTTTGTTGTTCCTAATGGCGGCAGCTACCAAGTGTATATAGGGCAAAGCAACAACGGTTCTATATCGTCTTGGGTTGAGTGGTATTAAGGGGTCAACTATGCAATTCTTTATAGACACTGTAACGAACGCGGTTCATGCGTTTGAGGACAACGTTGTCGTCAAAGAGGCGGACGGCGTTTATTCGTTCGCCGCTCCAAACGGCGACATTCTAAATGTGCCAGCAACGCTGCAGCCTTACACTCCGCCCGCTCCGACGAGTGAGGAGTTGACCGCGCAGGCGCAAGACAAACAGATCGCTGCGCTCTACGCCGCCTACCAACAGGCTGTCCAGCAGCCGGTGAGCTACACCAGCGAGGGCGGCGCGGCCAAGACTTATCAAGCCGATCCAGACAGCGTAGCAAACTTGACGCGGATGCTTCTGGCTTTTGGCGCAACGCAGGCTGTTCCACCGGGCTTTTACTGGGTGGCGGCTGACAACGCGAAGGTGCCGTTTACCTATGCCGACCTACAGGGCTTGGCGCAAGCAATCGGCACACAAGGCGAAGCGGCGTTCCAGCACTTGCAGGCGCTTAAAGATCAAGTGCGTGCGGCTACGTCTGTCGCGGCGGTTGAAGCTATTACGTGGTGAGTTGAGGATTAAGTCATGGCCGTCGTTAATCCACTTCCATACACGATTCAGAACGGGCAGGCGGTTGATGCCGTCCCGGTCATGGCGAACTTCAACCAGATTGTCAGCAATGTCAACGCCAACGCCGCCCCCGTTGCAGGCAACGCCTCGCAGACCTTCGCAGTAGCGAACGCGACGGCGGCGAGCCAAGCGGTTAATTGGGCGCAGGCCGGAACGCAAGTTTTGACCCCCGCGGCAAGCAGCACAATTACGCCGGTTGCGTTCAACACCCTGGTTCTGCCGGGTTTCTCGGCTGCGGGGACGATCACCGTCAACCCCGGTTCGTTCACCGGCCAACGGGTTCGCGTGTATGGTTGCGGCTATACGGTCACAGTGCAGACCAACGTAGCCAGCGGCTTCCCTGCGCTCTTTTTCCCGGATGGGAGCTCAAGCTATGCCTGGGCCAACTACAACACTAACCAGGCTATCGAGGTGGTTTGGGACGGCGTTAACTGGCGGGCCACAACTACGGGCAAGACCGTCGCTGCGTCAGCAAGCGCGTCAAACCAAGTCGTTACTTTGGGGCAAGTCGCAACACCATCCAATCTTGGATACAGCAACGTCACAGGCTCTCGTGCCATTGGGACGACCTACACCAATTCCACCGGTCGCCCCTTGCTCGTCCAAGTTGAGGTTTATACGGCGGCGACTGCTGGTGCCGGCACGCGGATTCTTGTCAACGGCACTGAAGTTTCGTGCTTCTATACCCCCGTAGCGGTATCGACATACGGTGTGATGACGGCAGTTGTGCCGCCCGGCCAGACTTATCAGGTTGCAAACGCATCTGGCTCCAACTCAATTGCCGTCTGGCAGGAATACTAAAATGCGCACATTTCGAGGTGCAGCAACAGTTTCAGCAGCGCGGGCAGCCACATGGTGAGTGTAATGATGTATCTCAAACTTATCGCCCTCTACCTTGGCCTTGCTTACGCCACTTGGTTCGCTTTCCTCGCGGTCATGGCGCTTCTTGCAGCACGTAATAGCGGCAAGCTAACTAAAGCAAGTGAAGTGCTTGCCATGCCAATCCTCATCGTCGGGCAGTTGCTTGACATCAGCCTCAACGTGGCGTCCACTGCCCTGTTCCTCGACTTGCCGCAGGAGTGGATGCTGACCTTCCGATGCGACAGGTATCTTTCTATTGCGAATCCTAGTGGGATGGACAGGTATCGTCAGCGTGTTGCCCGTGCGCTGTGTCAGAACCTGCTTGACCCTTTCCAGTCTGGCGGGCACTGCAGAGGAATCGACCCATGAGCAAGTCTGGTATTAAAATCAACCCTGCCAACAAAGGCAAGCTGCACAAGCCGCTTCACGTCCCCAAAGGCGAGAAAATTCCCGTGGCGAAGCTAGAAAAAGCAAAACATTCCCCTAGCCCCGTAACGCGCAAGCGGGCCACTTTCGCGCTCAACGCAAAGAAGTGGGCAAAATGATCGGCGATCTGTTCTACGTTCTCTTGCTGGCGGCGGTTTTTATTGCGGGCGAGCTTGTTCTTCGACGATACCTAAAACGCCGCTATGGATCACGACAAGATTGATTTTTCGTTTTTTGCTTGGTCGTCCGTCCTCGGCGCGTTGATCGGGCTAGGCCAAATCCTCGACTCCGCCGAGCAACTATCCTGGCGTGTCGTCGTGGGGCGTGCGCTCGTGTCGGCAGGGCTGGCGTCAACCGCCCCGGCGCTTCTGGCGTGGTTCCCTCAGATGCCTCGCATGGCCGAGTTTGCGTTTGCAGCAGTGCTTGCCAGCCTCGGCACTTCTGCGCTTCAATCTCTCGTGCGCCGGTTACTGCTCGGGCGCAATAACTAGGAGCTACTATGGCCGTCCAATACTCGACCACACACCGCACCAACGCTATGACTGATTTGGTCACGCAGTTGGGGTCTACAGGCTATTTGCTGATCTACACTGGCTCACCGCCCGCCAACTGCGCAGCGTCCGCTACAGGCACGCTGCTCGTGTCGTTGCCTATGTCGTCAACGGCGGGCACGGTGTCGAACGGCGTTCTGACGTTTAATGCGTTTACAACCACAAACGCCGCCGCGTCTGGCACCGCAGGTTACTATCGTCTTTGCACTTCTTCGGCGGGCACAACGTGCGTCAGCCAAGGCGTTTGTGGCACCAGCGGCGCGGACTTGAACCTGACTTCGACGTCCATCACGGCGGGCCAACCGGTTAGTGTCACAAGCTGGACGATTACGGCTTACGGCGCATAATCGGGGCCGGTCATGGCGATCACCACACTCGACCAACTGCTGGCGGGGATGTTGCCGCCCGCGTCCATCGCAAAGGCCGCAACACCTACGCTGGTCGCGGGCCGCCCGCAGAGTTTGTTCTACCTCGCCGGCGCACCGGGCGCGGCTGTTGCGCCGTCCCCTGGTATGTCCGGCGCTGCGCTCACCAGCTATGGCGGCCAAATCCCGTTCCCTGCCGCAGTCGCCGGGAAGAACGTCTATCTGGCACGCTTTCAGGCCCAAGCTACCATCGCGGGCACGCTCGTCTTGTGCGACCGGCTCTGGCATAACTCGGGCCTGAACCTGACCGCAACAACCGCGCAGACCATCAACTCCGTGGCATGGCCAGCACGCGACGCCAACGGTGCCAGCAGCGGCAGTCAGGTTCTGATCGGCCTTGAGGTTACGACGGCGACCGGCTCCGGCACGCCAACCTTTACCATGTCCTACACCAATCAGGCGGGCACGGCTGGTCAGACAGGAACGGGCATTCTGGCCGGCGTAGCATCGTCCGCCATCGGTTCGTTCTACCCTATGGGCCTAGCCGCTGGCGATACCGGCGTGCAATCGGTGCAGTCGTTCACGCTCTCGGCGACATGGACCTCCGGGGCCGCCTCGCTAGTCGCCTACCGTGAGGTTGCGCGGCTGGAAATCACGGGGTCGAACGTGCCAGCAGCCGTTGACGCAATCACATCCGGTATGCCGCGCATGTATGACGGCAGTGTCCCATTCCTGCTGTTCGTTCCTTCTACCACGACGGCGAGCAATATCAGCGGGCAGGTGGTGTACTCGCAAGGGTAATCCATGACCGCCGCCGCGCAGATCAACGGCTGGCTCAAGGCGCGGTATGTCAAACGCAGTGCCGCGCAGGTCTACGCACGCATTGCCTGGGGCGACCTAGACAAAACAGAGGCGCAGGTTTGGGACGCGTGGATATTCGGCACGACCACAAGCGGCGTCTCCGCAACCGCTGCTCAGACTGACCGCGCAGACACGCAGGCCGCGTCCGGCACGCTGACTGTTGTTACCCAGGCCGCCCAGACTGACGCCGCAGACACGCAGGCCGCGTCCGGCACGCTGACTGTTGTTACCCAGGCCGCCCAGACTGACGCCGCAGACACGCAGGCCGCATCGGGCACGCCGACTGTCGTCACCCAGACTGCTCAGGCCGACGCCGCAGACGCTCAGGCCGCATCGGGCACGCTGACTGTCGTCACCCAGGCCGCTCAGGCTGACGCCGCAGACGCTCAGGCCGCGTCCGGCACGCTGCCTGTATCCGCCCAGGCCGCTCAGGCCGACGCCGCAGACACGCAGGCCGCATCGGGCACGCTGACTGTCGTCGCCCAAGCCGCCCAGGCTGACGCCGCAGACACGCAGGCCGCATCGGGCACGTTACCTGTATCCGCCCAAGCCGCCCAGGCCGACGCCGCAGACACGCAGGCCGCGTCAGGCACGCTGACTGTCGTCACCCAGGCCGCCCAGGCCGACGCCGCAGACACGCAGGCCGCGTCCGGCACGCTGACTGTCGTCGCCCAGGCCGCCCAGGCCGACGCCGCAGACGCTCAGGCCGCGTCCGGCACGCTGGCTGTCGTCACCCAGGCCGCTCAGACTGACGCCGCAGACACTCAGCTTACAAGCGGAGTTCTCGGAACCGGCATTGTTGCGGTGCAGGTGGACGCCACGGACACGCAATCCGCGTCGGTTGTTCCTAACCCGCCCATTGTCATTACGGCGGCACAAGTCAACGGCGCTGACGTTCAGCTTGCGTCCATTAACTTCAGATACAACACGCTGAACGCGGCATACTTGTACGCTGCGCAACAGGCTGCGCCGCAAAAGTTCTACGCTATATCGCCCCCGCCGCAAGAAAGCACAGCGGTCTATACGCAGTCTGGCGCGTTCACCGTTCCGTCGTATTCAAATTACTTCCTCGTAAGCGCAACGGCTGCGGGCGGTTCGCCCTACGGCGCGGCAGGACGGCAAACGTCACGGCAACAGTTGCCTGTTGTTGCTGGCGACGTGCTGACAGTAGCTATTTCGCCGAACGTCACCGTTCAGCGTGGGGGCCAAACACTACTGTCGTTGCTGGATGGTGCAGCGTATGCAAAAGGCACGCAAGGCGGCCTACCGCAAGACTCTGGAATTGTCGGGCTTGGCAGTGGGGTCGATCAGGGCGACCCGTTTCCAGCGGCGCTCGTTTTTATTTGGAGTTGATATGTCAACCTTCGACGACGCATTTACTGCCCTCATCGGCAACGAGGGGGGCTACAGCAACAACCCCGCCGACCCTGGCGGTGAGACGATGTGGGGCATCACGCAGCGCGTGGCGCGAGCGTATGGATACACGGGCGCGATGGAGGATTTGCCGTTGGAGACGGCGAAGGCTATCGCCAAGGCGAAATACTGGGACGCATACTCGTGCGATAACTTCGACCCGCGTATTGCATTCCAAGTGTTTGATGCGGCGTATAATGGCGGCCAGCCGGCCCTATGGCTACAAAAAGCAGTCGGCGTGCCGGAGGACGGCATCATTGGCCCTGTAACGATTGCCGCCGTGAACGCTGCCAACCCGTTGCAGGTCATCATGCGGTTCAACAGCTACCGGCTCAGTTACTTGACATCGCTTAGTTCGTGGCAGTTCTTTGGGCGCGGGTGGGCGAACCGGATTGCTCGCAATCTTTTACAAGGGGCGCAATGATGAATATCACATGGGCAGACGTTGGGCGAGCAGTGGGCAGCATCGCCCCGGCTCTTGGCACGGCGCTCGGTGGCCCTGCGGGCGCCGTAGTGGGCAGCTTGGTCGCTTCGGCGCTCGGGACGAACAATGACCCCGCGTCAGTAAACGCCGCCATCGCCGCAGATCCGACCAATGCGGCCAAAATCATCCAGCTTCAGGCGGAGCACGAAGAAGCCCTCGCCAAGATGAACCTGGAGTATGAGACTGCGGTCGTCAACGCCCAGGCAGGCGACATTCAGGCCGAAGCGAGGTCAGAGTCCTGGCTTGCGGCGAACTGGCGGCCCATCCTGATGTTGTCGTTTACGGCGATCATCGTCGTGAACTACCTTGTGCTGCCCGTTGCGCAGTGGTTTGGTGTGACCGAGCCTCCCTTGGTGCTACCGCCTGATATGTGGGCACTATTAAAAATCGGCGTAGGCGGGTATATTGTGGGCAGGTCTGGAGAAAAAATCGCACGGAGCTTGAAACCATGATGTCGCTCAAGGAACAAATCGACCGGGACACGATCCATCATTTTTCGTCGGGGGTCTACGCAAAGCAAATGCTCCTGCCGAAAGGAGCGATTGCGCTGACGCACAAGCACAAGTATGACCACTTGAGCATTCTGGCGCAGGGTGCGGTAGTGCTGGAGACGCCCGAAGGGCGGCAACTACTCCGCGCCCCGGTCGCCGTGACCATCCGCGCAGGGGTTGCCCACGGCATCATAGCGCTCGAAGATTCTGTTTGGTTTTGCATCCACGCCACGGACGAGACCGACCCCGCCAAGGTTGACGAAGTCGTCATCCAGAAATAATCGAACAAGGAGACTGACATGCCATTTGCCAGCATTATCGGCGCGGTTGCGGGGCCACTTATTGGGGACGCCCTGTTCGGCGGCAGTTCGTCTAACAGCCAAGGCGGATACCAAGGCGGGTCATACCTGCCCCCTAACCTGACTCAAGCGGCGAACGCCGAACTGGGTTTGATCCCGCAAATCAGCGCGAACAACCTCTACCAGCAGACGTTGCCAGCCGCGCAAAACGCCGTAAACGGAGCAATCTACAGCCCCTACTACGGCCAAGCACTCTCCGGTGCGCAGCAAGCGTCGCAGACCGGGATGTGGCAAGGCTCGCAGGCAGCCAACGCGGCGAACCAGCTTTACGGCCAAATGGGCCAGATTCCGTGGCTGCAAAACCAACTCGTCCAATCCGCGTTTGACCCACAGAGCCAGCTTTACAACTACCTACGCTCGCAGAACGCAAACCAAGTCAACGCAGACCTCGCTGCGCGAGGGTTGAACATGAGCGGGGCCGGGGCGCAGATTGCGGCGCAGCAGAACCAGTTATTCAACCAAAACTGGCAGAACGACCTACTGAACCGGCAACTAGCCGGGGTGCGCGGGGTTGGCGCACTCAATCAGTCTGCGGGGCAACTGGGATCGGTTGGGGCAAGCATCGGCACGCAAGGGGCGAATTTGATGGCCCAGTCTGCGGTGATGCCCTACCAGACGCAGCTCAATGCGGCAAACTCGCAGCTCGGGATGATGAACAGCCTTGGGCAAATGGGCCAGCAAGCCAACGTGCCGATCCAGCAGCAGATTGCTGACTACAACGCCTACCAAGGGCTTGGAGACCCAAGGTCGCAGCTTGGGCAGCAAGACCAACTTAACAAGGCGGCGCAAGGCTTTGGCGCTACGCTTGTCAAACCGATTAGTAACGCCGTTGGCGACGCAATCAAAAATTGGGGGTCGGGCGTGAGCGGAAGCAGCGGAAGCAGCGGAAGCGGCTTCTCGGGCGATCCCCTCGCCTACATGGGCTAAGGACGAAATATGAACATCGGCAGCTACTTGCGGTTTGGCAACATGCTGACAGGCGCATATAACGCCGATCAGAAAGATATTGCTAACCGGCAACGCCAGCAGCAGATCGACAACTTGCTGGCGACCAGCGCGCTGGCGCGTCAGATTGACAGCCAGAATTTCCGAGACCAGCAGACCGCCCTCGGTGGGTTAGGGGCGTTTTACCGAAACCTTACAAGCGACCCGCCGCCCCCTGAGACCATTGCCCCCGCTCCAACGCCAGGGCAAAACAGCGCGCGGCAGCCGCTTCCGCCAGTAGACACAGCGCAGTCGTTCCCCGTTCCGCCTCGAAGCATACAAACCGTGCAGCTACCGGGCGCAGAGTCAGTCCCTACGTTCGGCCCGAAGCAGCAGTTCGATCACATTTCGACCCCGGAGCAGGTCGCTGCTGCGGTTGACGCTAAGAAGATGAGTCCGAACGCTGCGGCGAGCATTTTGCTCGACATGGCGCGGCGCGGTGTGGGGCAAACGCCCGCGCCTGCGGCGTCGCCAGCCATGCCGCCCGCTCAGCAAGGCCAAGATGCTGATTCGCCGCTTTCGCCCGGAACTTATGGGCGCACGATGGCGCTCATTCAGAACAACCAGCCCCTTAACCTCGCTGCTCGGACTGCTGCGGACTTGCTCAAGGCGCACCCAAACATGAGCAACCGAGAGCTTGCCCTCACCATGAGCATGGTCAACCCGGTGATAACAAAGCAAGCCGACGCCGCGCTCCGCGATGCAAGATTGAGTGACACGGACTTTTTCAAGACCGTGAACGCGCTTTTGCAGCAGGACAGAAATCGACGTGCCGACGCATTGCTTCCGTCGCAGATTGATAAAAACGAATCGCAAGCAGCCAAAAATGCTGCTACGGCAGGTTACTATTCTGGTGGCAGCGGCGCTGGTGGCGGTGCTGCCCCGCAGGCGACCGATGCAGGTTATGACCTTGCGTTGGCTTACTTGAACGGAAAATTGGGGGCAACAGGTGGCCCTACCGGAGCAGCGCGGCAAAAGCAAGCGTTTGATCAGCTCAAGGAAATAGGGCTACGCCCCTCTGATGAAAAGCCGTATCAAAACGATTTGGCGGCGGCGCGTAGCGCACAAACGCAATTGACCCAACGCGCAACCACGTTGCAAGCAACGGCCGAAGCTATTGACACACAGCTAAGCCAAGCTGTTGCCCTCGCTAAGCAACTTAACTTGGACGGCCCCGTTACGTGGAACAGCGGCAAGCTCTACGTCGGCAACAAGGCAATACCCACGGATTCGCCAATCTATGAAGCGATTCAGAAGTACGACACTCTTGTAAAAGACGCCTCCCGCGAGGCTGGCGCACAGCAGATGTTTGGTAGAGCTACCGTCGCGGGCCTTAGACTCGCCGAGAAAGTTGTCGATGCAAACAAAGGCGCAGGGTTGGCCGGCGTGGTGCAGGGGCTAAAAGCCGGCGCTCAGGCGTCTGTTGAGGCGATAAACCACACTATCGCTGCAACACGAGTGATGCCAGAGTTACGCCTTATTTCGCGGGCGAGCAAACCTGAAGTAGCGGCACAGGCGCTTGGGTTTACCCCCATCAGCATGGACAAGCTGAAAGAGTATGCGAAACAGCACAAGATAACTGAAGATCAAGCGGCAATGGCGCTCAGCACGCAGCCCAACCATCCCTATTACGTTGTTGGCTACCCCTATGGACAATAACATCGACGTTAAAGACCTGCCACCCCCGCCTACCTGGATGACGGGCGGCAAACCGCCAGCGTCGCCACAAACGTCTAAAGGTTCTACTGACGTCGACGTTAAAGACCTGCCGCCCCCGCCTGCCTGGATGACGCAAACCACGAAGTCGAGCGGCAACCCAGTCGCGCCTGAACCGGAAACGCCGCAATCCGCAGGGCACAACTGGTTGGACACTGCAATACAAGGCGCTAAAGGCGTTGTAGGCGGCATGAACGTGCCCTTCTGGAACGCTGTAGGGTCAATCCCTATCCCGGCAGTGCAGCAATACGCGCAAAAAGAGGCGCAAACTGCGGGCAATTTGGGTTCGCCGACTGGACAGGCGCTCGGCCAAGGGACGACACAAGCCCTCACTATGCTGGCGCAACCTGAAATCAAGGGGGCCATGTGGATGCGAGCGGCAGGCCAAGCCGCTCTTAGCGGGTTGCAGTCTTACCTAACAGCGCCGCAAGGTGAGAAAACCAAGGCCGCCGAAGTTGGTGCAGCAGCCGGCGGCGTACTAAGCAGCGCCGGGGCAGGACTGGCCAAATGGTTAGGGGGAAAAGCAGCAACACCTGCCGCCGAACGTGCCATCCAAGAGGCTAAAGGGCAAGGCTACAAGATCATGCCGAGTGCGGCAACGGGCTTCGGCAAAAGTGCGCAGGAGCTTATCAACGCGGGGAAAGGTTCTGCCGCCGCGCACAACTACAACCTCTATGAGCAGACGCTCGCAGAGTTGGCTGGCATCCCCAAAGGCGTCAAAATCGATAGCGACTCTTTGGCGCAGGCAAACAGCGCCATCTCGAACGCATTTGCGTCAAAGCTCGCCGGAAAGACGGTCAAAATTCCAGCGACAACAGCGTCTGCTGTGCGCGGCTTGGTGGAAAAGCAGCCGGCTATTGCCGAAGAAGTTGTCGGGGCTACGGGGCTATCAAAAGCGTTCGAGGCCGCCGCGCACGGAGAGCCTATCCCTGCAAAAGATTGGTTCGCCATTGTGCGGCAGCTTAAAGCCATGCGCTACGCTCAGAAAGAACCGAATGTCCAGCGCCAGCTAAGCTCAGTCATCGACGCGCTAGAGCTACCTGTCCAGCAGTTTAGCCCCGACATTAACAAGGCGTACCGAAACTTTAACAACCAATACCGCGCCAATGCGTTGCTCCTTGATGCAACGGCCAACGACCTAAATTTTTTGCAGACCGGCAAGATCAACCCTGTCAAAGTGTGGGCAGCGGCGATGAACGACGCAAAATCTACAAGTGCGCAGGCAAAGACACTCATCACCGACGACCCGTTGACACAGACCGTGCGACGCGCTGCGCAGTTAGACCTTGTTCCACAAGCACGAGAGGCAGGCGACGCTGAAATGCTGAACTTGCTCCTGGCCGGCGCACATACGGCGGGTGCGCCAGTGCATTTGTCTTTGGGGTCTTTCAACGTTCTCCCAAAAATTGGCACTGCAATGGGGTTCGGCGCAGCCGGACGCGCATTGTATGGCTCGCCAATGGGACAAAGACTACTAGAATCGGGCCAGATGGTTGACCCCTTAACCGGGAAGCTCATTCAGGCAGGAAGCCGAGCGATGGTGTCTACCTTGCCCGGCGCACTTCCGTCCTTTTCTTCATACGATCCGTCACCTGCGCCTTCCCAATGAAAATTCTCGTCATCGACCCGTCGGCGTTGGCGCTCGACTTTTGCCTGCGCAGCATGGCCGAGGGCGCACAAGTCCGGTGGTTCATCCGCAACAAGCCCGATGGGTTAATCACCGTCGGGGATCATCTTGTCCAGAAAGTGCAGCATTGGGAGCAGCACATGAACTGGGCAGACTTGGTGTTCTTGCCCGACAATGCGGTCTACATGGCCGACTTGGACAAGTGGCGGCAGCGCGGGTATCCGATCTACGGGGCCAACAGCTTCACTGCGCAGTGGGAGCTAAACCGGCAGGTCGGCATGGATGTGCTCAAAGCGCATGGCGTGCCGCTCATCGAGGGCGAGACGTTCACCAGCTACGACAAGGCCATTGCCTACGTCAAGGCCAACATGGGGCGCTACGTTTCCAAGCCGTTCGGAGACGCAGACCGCAGCCTGTCCTACGTCAGCAAAGGGCCGGCAGATATGGTCTACATGCTGGAAAAGTGGAAAAAGACCGGCAGGCACGTCCCCGCGTTCATCATGCAGAAGTTCCAACCCGGCATCGAGATGGCCGTGGGCGCATGGGTCGGGCCTGCCGGGTTCGCAAGCCCTTGGTGCGAGAACTTCGAGCACAAGAAGCTGATGAACGACGACAAAGGTCCGAACACAGGGGAGATGGGCACCGTCGTCACTTACACCGAGAAGTCCAAACTGGCCGACAAAGTGCTCAAGCCGCTGGAGGAGTATCTAGTGCGCAGTGGGCACATTGGGTTCGTGGATGTTGCAGTCATCATTGACAACAAAGGCAATCCGTGGCCGCTAGAGTTTACGATGCGCCCAGGTTGGCCGATCTTCAACATTCAGCAGCAACTACACCGGAGCACAGCAAAATGGATGCTCGAAAGCCTAAACGGATCATCGATCTGGACGAACTTCTTGACGGGCCTGTCGGCGACGGGGGTCGTGCTGGCGATCCCGGACTTTCCTTACAACAAACTGAGCCGCAAAGAAGTGTCGGGCACGCCGATCTACAACCTGGACGCGGTGAGCAGCCACATCCACCCCTGCGAGCTGAAGGCGGCGAAGGTGCCAGTGGAGCGCGGGAACAAGATCGTGGAGGAAATGCACCTCGTGAGCGCCGGGACGTATCTACTCATCGCAGCGGCGGCAGCGCCGACAGTGGACGCAAGTCGGGAGCAAGCCTACAAAGCCTTGGACTCGTTGTCGGTGCCGAACTCCCCGATATATCGGACGGACATTGGCAAGCGCCTCAGCTCCCAGTTGCCCAAGTTGCAGAAGATGGGCTATGCAACGAGCCTGAAACTGTAAACAACGAGCAGACCAATCACCTCAACCGGATCGTCAACAAGGCGCTGCGCAAGATCGAGGACATTCTTGACCTCAACCCTGCGCCTTGGGACAACGACTATGCGCGGCTGCTATCCATCCAGAAGGACGCAGCCGCCAGCGCGATCAATATGGCGATCAAGGCCGACGAAAGCCGGTTCCGTGCGCAGTCGGACGCGGCTATTGCAGTGATCCTAGATGAAGTGCGCAGGCTCAAGGCCGGGCGCGCGCAAGCGGTGATTGAGAATCACGCCACTTGAGCTTCGTCCTCTTGCTTGAACTCGAAGCCGAGCCTATCAGTGTCGATTTCGAGGCATTGCGTCTGCCCTTGCGGGGGAACGCCCGTCATGCCCTTGGTCAGCGTCACCTTACGCAAGCCGCGCAAAACGCCGATCTTGCGCAGTTCGCGCTGCGCGTCAGCCCAGTCTAGCCGCCGCTGCAACGCATAGCGGCGCATGAGCGTGTAAGAGACATAGAGCGTGCGGCTAGGCGCTTCATAGCGCATGGTGTAGGGCGGCGTGGTGCGGATCAGGTCGAACACCACGTTCTGCATGTTGGTCTGCACGCAATGCGCGATGTTCTCGTTGATGAAGTCTGTAAGCGTTTGTGTCGCGTCTGACTCGTAGGCGCTGCGGTGCTCCCGTTCAGCCAGGATCAGTTCGCGGCCAAATTCCAGCACGGCGTTCGCATCGACGGGGATGCCGAGCGCGGCCTTCACGACGCGGGCCATCATGGCTGCGCCAGCGACCATGTTGACGCGGATGCGTTCTTCAGTCGGTGCCTGAATCGCCGCTTGCAGTGCGCTTTTGACTTTTTCCAGCCCCTGCGCGATCAAGTCTTTGTGGTCGACCAAGTATTGCGCCAGGACGTGTCCGGCAGATCCGGCGTTCGCCATCAGCAGGCGCTTCATCATGTCGCCATCCTGCAAGCGGGCGTTGGGCGGCAACACCACGCGCATTTCCAGCACGCGGAAAGCCTCCGGGATTGCGCCCAAATCCATTAGTTTTTCGATGATGGATGTGTTGCTGCTCGATGTGAGGATGGTGTGCCATTCCGGGGCCATCTCGCGCATGTGGCCCGAGCGGTCAAGCCGCCGCTTGTCCCGGCCTTCGGACACGTCGTAGGCGAGCACGGCGAGCTTTTGGCCGTCGAGTTTCGTCAGTTCTTCGGCCTGCACCGGAAGGTTGTGCATGATGGAGAGGAACGCCACCCGCGCGTTCTCGGTGTCCTGGGCCTTGCTGAACGCGGACTCTTGCGTCCCGAATACGCTCGTAATGGCGCTCTGCACAGTGGACTTGCCTTGCCCTGAAGGGCCGACCAGCGACAGGATGCCGCCACGCTCGCCCGACAGCTTCATCAACGGCGCGGCCAGCGAGCACATGAACGCGAAGGTCTGCTTGGGGCTGTCGCCGCACAGCAGGGGCAACACCGCCTCGCGCCACGCGTTCACGTCCCCGACCAGGGGCATATACCGCGCCAGTTGCGCAGCGTGCGGTTCCAGATGCACCAGCACCGGCACTTGGCCTGCGCGATAAAGCCGGTTGCCGACAAGGAAACTGCCGTCCGCTTGCCAGCCGAATTGTTTGTATGAGTCCGTCACTTTTTGCTCCCGCTCCAGTTTCTCTTTCGACGCAATCAGAAACGCCTTAACTCCAGTCGCACGCTTGCCGAACACGCTCACGCCGATGTTGTTCAGCGCCTGCTCGAACTCCCGGCTCAGTTGCGCCATCGTTAAGTGGTGCTTGGCCTCATGCGGGTTGAGCACTGTCACTTCGATGTATCGCTGCTCCTGCACGCCGGGGATGCGGATGACGTTCGTCACGGCAACCGGGTAGTGCAGCAGTGTGTCCCATGTCGCCTCGCCGCTTTCTTCGTCTTTTACCTTGACCTGCAAGGTGCCTGCATGAATGCGGTAGCCATCGGGGATGAACGGTGCCAGTGCCTTCCACTGCTCAACTTCTGGCGCTGGCTCAATGCCGCGCCGTTCTTTGCCACGAATGATTGCCAACACCTCAGCCTCGGGCAGCGGCGGCACGCACTTGGACTCGTTCAGCGCCAGCACTTCGGCCACCAAGTCATCGCCCTCAACGCCAGCCTTGATCTTGGCGTAGCAAGCTTGGCTCAGATAGTCGTTGCGCCCGCCGTGCGGGATGACGCCCAAGGCCGCCGCCAACATCCCCGTAGGTGCGTCCAGCGGGCTTTGCTGTCGCGGGGTTGCCTGCGCCTTGGCAAGCAGCTTCGCGGGCAGCATCGGCATATCGTCCAGCGACGGCGGCAGGCCGTTAATCCAACGGTATTGCCACGGCGTGCCTTCGTCGTCAACGACGACCGATGGAGGCAACACGTCCTGGCCGCCAGCGGCTCGCAGTTCAAACCCATGCTGGTGCAAGGCGACTGTGCGCATACCCTCTGGTGCGCGGAATAGCGCCTTCCAGCGGCGCGGCCTGCCGCTCGTCCAGACGGGGCACGCAGCGACGATTTGCTTGAGCGCATCGGGCGAGAGCCCCTGCGCAGCCCACCACGCCTTAAACAGCGTGGAGTCGTCAACATCAAGACAACAGGTGCCAGAAAGCGCATGGTTGACGCCCACATTGCCGCGTTCGAGACGCGCAACGTCCTCGCATCTTCGCTCCACCCACCCCTGCTCTCTCGGCCCTTTTTCGTCTCGCGGGATAGCGACAAGTGCTAACCCTAACCGTAGATAGTCTTGGATCATTTTGAAAGGGGAAAAGGATCGGGGCGGGGAGCCCCAATCCTATACTCGATCAGTCGCCGAGCAAAGCGTCCAGGTCAACTTTTTCAGCCACCCCCGTCTTGGCCTTGGAAAGCGGTGTCACCTTCTTCTCCGGCGCGGCGATAGGCGCTTCTTCCACCGCAGGAGCTTCCATCACGACCTCCCGAACGGGCGCAGCGACCATCGGCGCACCCATGCCAACCGCAGCCTTCGCGCCCTCGCTCTGACGCAGTTGCACCGCAGCGTGCAGTTCTTCCTCGGTCAACGGGCGCTTGATCGTAAAGATCACACGCGGGTAGTCGCTCTTAGCATCGAACGACGCATCGAACACCACACGCTCAAGGTCGATGTTCTGGCGAACAGCGTCCTTGACCGCATCGGCAAACGCCAGCATGTTCATGGGCGAGAGCCGCCACGCAAAAATTTGCGCGTCGGGATCGCCCACCAGCATGACGGCGATGCGCTTGGAGTCCTTGCACCGTTTGTTTTTCTTGCCCGACACCGGGTTGATGTCGCTGCCCCAAACGTTATGCGGGCAGTTTGCGCACGAGGGCGACTGCGGGTGCTCAACACCGTCGTTGGGGCGGATGCCGTTGTCCGAGGCGCAGTCCGGGGCGCGGGGTTCGCCGTCCGGGTCATACTTGCTCAGGTAGAACGTCTTGCTCTTGGCCGGGTTTGCAGCGATCAGCGCAAACTGGATGTTGAACGAGTTCAGCACATGCTCCTCGCCATCGAGCATACGCAAGCGCCAGCGTGCGCCCTTGATGCTGATCTCGGGGAACGTGCGGCCTTCGCCGGACATTCCGCTGATTACGTCAGCCGCAAGGCTAGACAGCCCTGCAACGGTCGGCAGGTTCGTGGTTTTAGTGGTCAGGTTACTCATGTTTCGCTCCTTTTCGCAGGCTCAATAAAACGGCGTAGCGCCGCGGCTCGACTCAGAACAATCCGAGTCTTTCTTCCGATGACGCGGCAATGCACCTCGTCACGGTTGATCTGTTCGACGCGCACCCGTCCTAGCGTGAGGGTGCGGATCACTGCTCCGACACGGAGAATCTCGCGCGGGTTCATTTGACACTCAGCACGGTCGTGCCGCTCACCTCAACGCCGGGGATGACCTCGCCGTCCTCGATCAGCCGCAAGGCTTCGGTTGAGTCGATCGACTGCTTGACCAGCGCGGGGTTGGACTCTGCAAACTGCGCGAAGGCGTTCCAGTCTGTCACCTTGACGTTGCGCCGCACGTAGGTCGTCACCAAGCCAGCATCAGTGCGTGCCGACTTCAACCCTTCCTCGGCCAGCTTTGCTTCAATCTGGCGACTCAGATCGTCAAGTATTGCGCTGTAGCTCTTGACGGCAGCATCTTTTTCCTCGCGGGCGCGTTTATACGCCGCGATCAAGTCGTTAAGTTCCATAGCTCTCTCCGTTTATCCACGCCATGACTAGGTTCTGTAGGGACTGGCGTGCTTGGTTCCTACTGTAAATTGCCCGCTCTAGGGCGTCAACAAAAATGTGTAAGATTCTCGTGTGAGATGTTTGCGAGGGCCGCTGGATGCGGGCGTTGGCCTGCACGTAGGCGTCCCCGCCGTCCGTGGGCGCATACCAAACGATCGTATTGGCCGCCGTGAGCGTCAGGCCGTGGCTCATGGTGCGCGGGTCAGCGACGATGATGCGCGGTTCGGGCTTCTTTTGGAAGTCTGCGAAAATCTGCGTGCGGTCGCTCAGGCTCGTCTCGCCCGACACTACGGCCACCGAGTAGTCGCCCTTGAGCGCGTCTGCAACCCGCTTGACGATGCTCTGAAACGGCGCGAACACAATGATCTTCCGGTCGCACTCGTCCACAATGTCGCGCAGCAGGGCCAGCCGGGGCGAAGCGTCCACGTCATGCGCCTGATGGTCTTTGTCATAGACCGCGCCAGCCAGAATCTGCAAAATCTTGATGCGCAGCGCCCCCTCATGCACCGCCGTAATCTCTGCGCCGTTATCGAGCGCCCACTGCATCTTTTTGCGTAGCTCATCGAGCGCCTTGCGCTGCGCAGGCGTCATCTCCGCTTTGCGATGCTCGTAGGTCGTCGGCGGCAAGTCGATGCAGTCATCGCGCCGGAACCGGATCGCGGGCTGCATGAACTCGCCGACGAGCTTCTCCGCGCTCGGGACCGGCTCCCACTTGAAGTTTGATACCTGCCGCATCACGGTGTTGCGGAATGCCCGGTAACTCAGCTTGGGCTTGTCGATCAGTGCCTGCTGGCCGTAGGCGTCGGTCGGCTCTTGTGGCGTTGGCGTGCCCGTATTCAGCCAGACCAGCGGGTTCGGCAACCCACGGATCAAGTCACGCAGGGCTTTCCATCGCGCAGTTGTCGGGTGCCGGTATTTGTGACTCTCGTCCACAATGATTAGCCACGACGTTTGCTTCGCCATGATCGCTTCGCGCACGGCGGGGATGGTCAACCCCTCATTGTTGATGATGTAGTAGTCCGCGTCATCCTCCAATGCTTCGAGCCGCTGCTTCACGCTTCCGTGCAGCACGCTCGACCGCCGACGCCCTGGGAAGTGCTCGCCAATCGCATCACGCCAGACACTGTAGACCGTGGTCAGCGGGGCGACGATCAGCACTTTCGTAACGACATTCAGCCCCAACAAGTAGTCGCTGGCCCACAGGTTGCCGAGCGTCTTACCCGTCCCTGGCTCGGACAGGTTATGGCAGCGCGGGTGCGTGGTCAGGAACCGCGCCATCTCGATCTGGTGTGCCATCGGTTTGTCAATCGACGGCGAGCGCGGCCAGTCGTAGCTCGTCTCGATGGGCGACTTGACTGGCAAGCCAATATGCGCGGCGGCGATCATCGCCAGCAGGTTGACGGGCGCGACCACAACATCCTTGACGACCCGCGCACCAGGAATCGCACGCGCAACCCGCTCAGGCTCGGACAGTCCGGGCCAGCCGACCACGTTATGCTTTGCACTGTAAGCTAATTGCATCCAACATCCCCCTTACGTCGTCCCCACTGTAAGCAACGGTTACATAGCCGTGCGCTTGCCGAATAGCGGCGACCTCACGCTCCTGGTTCGGCGTCAGCTTGCCGTTCGCACTTTTCGCTTCGACCGCAAAGAACGCGCCTTTGTAGCAACCGACAAAATCCGGTATCCCAGACCGCCCATAGCCGTTCATGGCGGGCATGAAATACCAGCACCCATACTCGGCCAAGACTTTCTTGACCTCGGCCTTCACTTTCGCTTCGGGCGTCATGGAAGGAGCATATACAACAAGAAAGAAACGACGGCGTAGGCAGCTAGGAACGCAATCCCGCCCACAGCAAGCGCAAAAAACTCGTCCACGTCAAGCCTCCTTCTTCGGGTAAAGCACGCACTTATTCGCACTGCACCAGTTGCAAAGCGGCGAGGGCTTGGGCGCCCATCGCTCGTCGGCCTCAATCTGCGCAATGATGCGGGCAATCTTGTCCTCGACGGCTTGCAGGTTGCATCGCTCATGCACCACTTCTGCGCCGACCTTGCCGTGCTTCAGGTAGACGTTGAACCCGGTCACTATCTCCACGGCAGGGAACGCTTTGAGGACAGCGAGCGCGTAGCAGTCGTGTTGCAGCGTGTCCTCATAGGGCTTGCCACTTTTCCAATCGCACACCACCGCACGCTTGCCGTCGTCGCTGATGAGCAGCACGTCCAGCTTCGCCACAAACCCCTTTGGCGGCTTTGTCACGGCGTAATCGAACTTGTCATCAAGGAAGATCGTCTGCTCGATCCGCGCGTTGTCGATGCGGTTGCGCACGCTGCTGATGCTTTCCTCGTAGATCGTCAGCGGCTCGGGGAGCGGCGTGCGCGTCTTGAGCGCAGTCTCGATGGCCTCGTGAATCTCAACGCCGCTCGACGCCTCTTTGCTCTGGTAGGGCAGCGTATCCCGCGCTTTGTATTTCCGGTAGAACTGCTGCGGGCACTTCAGGTAGCAGCTCAGGCTGGAGTAGGAGTAGATCATTCTCGCTGCTCCTTCACGCTCACCAGCTTCTCAAGGTAGTGCAGAGCCTTCTTCAAGTCTTGCAGACCGTCGCCCTTCCGGCCTGCGCGTGAGAGATACTTGATCGCGTTCCCGCGCAAAAAGCCTTCAAACTCGGCCTCGCTCATCCAAGATTCCATCGCCGCCCACGGTTGAACTGCCAGTTCCTTGTAGTGGTCGCCGCCGATCTGGTAGCTATCAGCAAGCCGGCTTTTGTTCGCGGTGTATACCGTCCCGGCGAAACGGCATGTGTCATGATGCCGTTCACCGTCTTTTGCTCCGCACTTCACACAATACAAACTGCTCATTTTGAATAGTTCCTTGCATATCCGCCTGCACAATTGAGCGGCACACCTTCCGCATAGCTCGGTGCCGCACGCATCACGCACTTCGCAAACTCGAACGCCTCGTCCGCCTCGCCTTCCCGCGCCAAAAAGACAATCTCATCGTGCGTCATAGTGACCACGCGATACTTGCTCCTGATGGCAAGCATCTGGTCGGCCACAATGTCGCGGGCGATGGCCTGAACGATGTTCTCAACCAGCGCCGCGCCGTAGAGTCTGCGCTTGTTCGCCCCCACACCATACTCATACCCATCCGGCGTCAAGCGTAGGCTAGGATAGCGCAGCACACGGCCAGACGGCAAGCGAAGTGTCTCGAACTCGGTCATGATGAGACGCATCCACTGGATGCGGTCGTCCTGCATCATCGCTCGCAGCATACCATCGGCACGCTTCCAAAGTCGCGTAATCGCGCCGTATGTGTTACGGTATGTAGCAACATACTGCTGCGCGTCCTCAAGAGTTGTGTCGGGCTGCTTGGTGACGATCTGCGCGTGGAGCTTGGCATGGCCGACCCCATAGCCAAGCCCCAAGATACAATTATGAACAATTATTGGCCCTTGATTCGTCATCACCATGAACCGGTTGTTCGGTCCGCAATTGAGCAAGTCGTAGACTGGCAAGTTCTCTTTCGAGGGCGAGGATTCTTTGTGATAAATCGTTCGCCTTTCTTCGGTTTGCAACGTTTTGCTTCCGAGTAACGAACCTGATATTCCCTGGCGCATAGGGGCCGTCAACGTCAATCCTGTCAAGCTCAAGCGTTGGATTGTCCCATCCAGGTACAGTCTGAACGTACCGGAGAAACGCTGCGCGATCCTCGCGCCATGCTGGATCAACGTAAATGCCCCTCCCACCATAACTGGGGAACGCTGCGCTCTTCGGATTGTGGCATCTACTAATGCACGACGACAATCTGCTAAGTAGCCGCGACCTATGCGCGTCGTCTGAAAGCGCGGCTTTATATTTCCACCATCGTTTCGCCCCCGCAGCGACTTTTGCGCACGCATTGCAGCGCGTTGAACGCCCTGCAAGAATGTTTTCACGGCTAACAATACCTTCCCACCCGCATGAGCACCGGCAAACAGGGTGCCACCCTGCCGCCCGCCCAGTGCGCGACCGATGCGGCTCAAACCGGAGCACGGTAAGCTCGCCAAATCGAGCGCCGACCGGAAAAGGCCACGGTTTGACTGGACCTCTGACCACTCCCGCCATCCAAGTCCCGTCAGGATTTCGTGGTCCTCCGTCGCGGCGATCCCGAAACGCCGGAGCGTCGGTTTGTATCCCTGAAATTGCAGCCCACTGTGTTTTACCCATGATTCACCATCCCATACCAAGTCCATAACCGAAACTTGAACTATAGGCTTCCACCCTTTGTCAGTCAAGACTTTAGTGTCGGCTGCCAAGCAGGTTTTCCCTACGAAGCGTTTGATCTCGTCAATCTCTTCCCCCGGCCATATCCGCTCCGCGAACTTGACGTAAACGTCCTCACCTGCGGCAAACTGCGCCAGCAAGTCATCCTGGCCAGCCAGCCACGCGAGCACGCGGGCCTCGATCTGGCTTGAGTCCACGACGACCAGCACATACCCGTCCGGGGCCGTCAAGCACTTGCGCAATGCCGAGCCTCGGTTCAGGTTCTGCATGTTCAAGCCGTCCGCGCCCGACCAGCGGCCCGTGTGTGCGCCGTAATATTTGAGCGGCACTGGCATCGACCCGCGCCCGCTTACACCAAGAAACTTCGTCGTCCGCCGTAGCTCTGAGACGCTCTTAGCGGCCAGCCGGCCTTGGATGAGCACAGCCGCACGCGGATCGGCTTTGAGCGCCAGCATGTCGGGATCATCCTTGCGCAGCGTCTCGGGAACCTGAACCCCACGCGCCGCGAGCACTGCGGCAAACTGCGGGTTGCTCATCAGCACGTCGAGGCTCACCCCGGATGCTGCGACAGCCGCGTCGCGCTGCGCCTCCAGCTCCGCCAGCCGCGCTTGAAGTAGCGCCGCGTCGATCGTCAACACTGGCTCAGTGAACATGCGCACTGTGCAGTCGATCAGCGCCAGCTCACGCTTGTAGCGAATTTCTGGCAGCTCCGACCGAAGGGCGGCATCGAGCGCGTGATGCAGCTTGCGCAGCAGCTCCACGTCCTGCCTGCAATACTCGGCCAACCGCGTCTCTAGCATGGGGTCGAGGTCGCGCACACCGAGGGTTTTTACCAGCGCGTCACCCTTCGCGCCCAAGCCATATCGCTCACTCAGCGCTGCCAGGGAATGCTTACCATGCACATCAGCTAGCCGCGCCATGCTCAGTGTGTCCACGATGCGCCGCGGCCTGACGTTGTAGTGCCAGGACAGGATTGCCATATCGAACGCAGCATTGTGGGCGCACCAATATGCGTGTGAAAATCTCTCCGCGAGTTGGAGCAAGGCCGTAGACGCCGACGGGCCGGACCGCCACCAGACAGAACCATCATCGATGCAATAGGCGAACCCATGCACCTTGAACCGCGCATCACGGATATATTCTTCCGTGGACATTTTCGACAAAGTGTAACTTTTGTCATAGTATGTTTCAAAGTCGATGTAGATTGTTGTCAATTGGCTCTCTCCGTGCGTTTACTATGGCAGGGCACGCGCTGTATAAGAAACGTAGCGTTCATTGTGCTTCCTCTGGAAATTTCGACAGCGCCGGTTGCGCCTCAGCCTTCGCGCTGTAGAACCCGCGCTCGTAACCTTCCCGGTATGCATCACGCAGCGCTATATGCACAAGGTTCGCAGGCCGAGGGGTTGGGAACCGTATCGTATAGGTTGACGCGCCGACCTCGTAAACGGCAATCCCGGCCTCATGCTTGGAGCCGCCGTCCCACTTGAATTTAACTGCGTCTTTCATGTTTCCTCCATTTATGCCGCCCATCGATACAGCGCCACGCGCCGGGTTCCGAGCGGCTTGATGACTTCAGCCACTTCGACCAGGCCAGCGCGGCGTAGGCGCAGCACGACGTTCGACACGCTGCGCACGGGTCGGCAAATTTCGGTTGCAATCTGCCGAATGCTGCGCGGCTCAGGCGCGTGCATCAGCAGATCGGCGACAAGGTAGACAGTTCGAGGGGTCATCGCTCGATCCTCTTCGGACACCACGTCGCGGCCACGATGTTAGCAAACCCTAGGTATTGCAGACACTTAAGCTCGTTACCATCGGCGCGAACCTTTGCGCGGAACGCATCCAGATCGCCCGAAAAGCACCCGGCCTCAACCCAGGGGCCGCCCTCGACGTTGAACGCGTAGACCGTTCGATTGCCGCTGCCAGCGCCGGACAGGGCCAGCAGCGGATAGCCCGGTTTTGCGCGTTTCCCACCGAAGAAACACCCACTGCCGAAGGTGCAACGCCCGCCGAAGCGGCAAGCCTTGCCGAAGCTGCAAGACCCGCCGAAGCTGCAAGACCCGCCGAATCTGCACCCAAACCCGAAGCTGCAAGACTTGCCGAAGATGCAAGACTTGCCGAAACTGCAATACTCCTCAAAGGCGCAAGCCGTGTCGAAGCTGCACCACTCTCCGAAACTGCAAGACGCGCCGAAACTGCAAGACTCGCCAAAACTGCAACGCCCGCCGAAGCTGCAATAATCGCCGAAGCTGACCCCACTACCGAAGTGGCACGCACCATCGAAGTTGCACCCACGGTCGAACTCGCATTCGCTGCCGAAGCTGCAACGCCTACCGAAATAGCACTCATCGCCGAAGCTGCAAGACTCGCCAAAACTGCAATCCTTGCCGAAACTGCATAAATAGCCGAAACCGCAAGACTTTCCGAAACTGCAAGACTCGCCAAAACTGCAAGACTCGCCAAAACTGCACTCGTCTCTAAAACTGCAACGCTTACCGAAACTGCAAGACTCATCAAAGCTGCAAGACTCGCCGAAGACGCAATACTCGCCGAAACTGCAATACTCGCCGAAGATGCAAGAATTACCGAAACAGCAATACTCGCCGAAACTGCAACGCTTACCAAGGTTGCAACGATCACCGAAGTTGCATTGCTCGCCGAATTTGCAATCCTCGCCAAAAGTACAAGACGCGCCGAAACTGCAAGACGCGCCGAAACTTTGTACTTGCGAGTAGTCGCCAGTCGGGCACTGCCGAACTCCGTCCACCATCGGCAGGGCGTCAAACTCTGCTTGCGTAAAAACTCTCATGGGTCGTTCCTCACGTAGTCAAGTCAAGAACAGCGAACAGCATCAAAACTGCCCACAGCGCCCACGCGATGCCGATGGCGATCTCGAATGCTGATAGCCGCTCGGGCCGGGGCAGGTCCGGGTACGGAGCCGGAGTCAAGTTGTCCAAGTCTGAGCACTTGCCGATGCCTGGGTACAGCCGCGCAGGGCAGCGGCGGCCTTGATGACAATCTCGATCACACATATCTGTTTCCCCACTTAGGATCAGCGCCTTCGAGCAGCAGGCCGCCATTTTTGCGTGCGGTGAGCCATGCCCGCAGCCAGCGGCGGCGCATAGCCGGGTCAGTCCATAGCCGCCGCGCCATGCGCCGCAGTTCGAGCAGGGCATAAGGGGTTGAGCGTTGACGCATGGCGGCACCTTAGGGGCGGAACGGCATGATGACGCCGAGGAACGCATCGCGGGACAGATGCACCAGCGCACCGCGCTCGCCGTTATGGTCGAGCTTGATGCGCCCGGGATACTTAGCGCCGAACGCCTTGTTGACCTGGGCAAAGAGGGACAGCAGGTCAACGTCAAACTGCGCCGCTTCGCCGCTCGTTTCAGCCGGGATGACTTTTGTATAGTCGGGGTACTTGCCATCGAGCGGGGTAAAGCCGAAGTCCTGGCCAGCGCCGGGGTTGATGATGCGGGCGGTATTCGCCTCGGGGTTAAAGGTCAAGTCGCCCCACTTCGCCGTTCCGCGCTTAGGCTTGAGTTGTTTCACCACGTCGGCTGGGATGATGACGCTGAACGTATGCTCGTTCTCAACCGCTTCAGTATACATACCGAGCGCATGGCTGTTCGTGGCAACGTAGACTGTTTTGTCGCGCTGAAAGTCAACGTAGATGCCGTTCAGGTAAAAACGAACGTCATTTTTAGCAGCCAGGGGCAGCAAGACGCGGACAACTTCGAGGTTGATGGTGTTTTCCATGATTTTCTCTCCTTGTTAAACAGTAGCGGGAAGCTTGTAATACGACATGCCGCGAAGCCGGGCGCAGTTGGCGCACCCTACGCAGTCAACGCATTTAGCGCAGTCTGCGCACGCTACGCAGTCAGCGCAGTTAATGCAGCCGGCGCATCTCGCGCAGTTGGTGCATCTCGCGCAGCCGGTGCAGCCGGTGCAGCCGGTGCAGCTTGCGCAGTCGAGGCACTCGGTGCAGCCGGTGCAGCTTGCGCAGTCGAGGCAGGCAATGCACCCGGCGCAGTCGATACAGTCTGCGCATCCAATGCAGTCAACACAGCCGGCGCATCCAGCGCAGTCGATGCAGCCGATGCAGTCAACACAGCCGGCCTCATCGAGCGCCTTGCAGCGGGCTTCGGCGTCGGCCTGGCTCGCGTCGCTCCATGAGCGGTTGCCACGCGGGGACACACTAGATTCATAACGCATGATGGCTCTCTCCTTGTTTGATGGTGCAGCGTGATGCTGCGGTGTGAACTATAAATGAAAATGTGCGGGATGCAAATTGATTTTTTCTATCGGGTTTAGGCGGTCGATTTCCTGGCGCGGTAGGCGGCCTGGGCACGGCGCAGCGCGGCCTTGCCCTTGTCAGACTGAGCATACCGAGCGCGGGCGGCCTTGCCTTTGTCAGACTGGGCATAGCGGGCGCGGGCGGCCTTGCCTTTCTCGCTCTGCAAGTATTGCTTGCGCGCGGCCCGGCCTTTCTCGCTCTGTAGGTATTGCTTGCGAGCGGCCTTGCGCTGCGCTTGCCATGCGTGGATGGAGCCATCGAGCCGGCGCAGGTGCTTTTCCCAGTAATACTCGGAGCGGGCCTCGACCGGCGCGGTCGGGTCGGGCGCATGGTATAGCGGGCCAGGGGCGGACGGCATCGGCGGCGGGGCGATCGGGGCGAGCTTAGGAAGCGCCGGGGCGGAGGGGGATGGCGGCGGCGCGTTGCGCTTGAGCGCGTCGATGCGGCGCACTAGACGCATAGCAATGCTCGCATCCTCGCGCATACGCAAGCGCATTGCGTCGGCTGCGGGTGAGCCTGCACACTTATACGCAAGGCTGCGAACAAGATCGACAGCATGACGGAGGCCAGCGCCGAGCGCCAGCGCAGTCGGGACGGACGCAACGGCGGGATGCAGGATGCAAGCGCGGTGTTCCGCGTCGGCGCGTGCGTAGAGCTTGAGCATTGCGCGATGCGCACGGCCAGCGGCCAGCACGTCGGGGCGGCGGTCTTTGCGCACGACAGATTTTGCTCGATCACGCGCATGACGCGCAGCATTGCGGCGGCGGGCGGCCTCGAGCATGGGGGAGAGTTTATCGGGTAGCATGGCAAGGATGGAGGGTAGATTTTTATAAGTAGTTGATTTTGCAGGGGAATTTAGGGTTTAGCGGGTAGATCAGCGCCCGGGGATAGGGGCGTGGGGCTTTACATGCCACTACTATAACATGCAGTGCTATATATTAACAATGTAATGCTAGTTTTTGTTAGTTTTTATAGTGGCTAGATAAATAAAGGTCAAAAACACTATGCAAATCAAGTACTTGCGATAGGTGGGGGGCTTCAAGCCGGTGGGCGCGTTTCCCGGCCGCCCGCTGCGCCGATCCCGGGCGATATAGGTAGAATGTAAAGCGATCCGGCCCTATCCTTTTTCTGTGTCTAGCAGGATAACGGGCAAAAATGATAAGCAAGTCAAACACTTAGCGGTTTCCGCACCAGAATGGTGCAGGATAGTAGATGCTGGCGCGCGCGCCGCTGCGCCGACTGCTCAAGGATTAAGCGGCCGATGTGAGTGCCCACTAACTTTTATCCCCTAACCGCGAGCAGCACGCCCATGAACACCCCGAGCATGACGGCGCCGGGGATTTCCCGGCCCCGGCTGGTGCGCGGTTCGGGCCTGTAGATTTCCCTGTAGCGATCGAGCGCTTTCGCCCCACGCACCATCTCGATGTTTGCGGTGTATTCAGACTCTCTCATGTTCAGCCCCTCAGAACTGCCGGAACAGGAACTTGTCGCCATCCGACCAAATGACGGTCGTGCGCTCGCTCAGGAACTTTTCGACCATCTCGCGCCGCGCTTCGTCGTCCTCACAGCCCGATGCGTCTAGGCCATAGTCGCTGATGATCTCGTCTACGCTTGACTCTTGGAAGTCGCAGCAAAGCGCGATTACGTCAAGCTCGATTTGCTCGCCGGTTTCTTCCTCAAGCTGCTCAAGGTACTCGAAGAGCGCCCGCAGCGCCTCGTCGCTGAATTGATTCCCGCGCCCGGCGCGGCGGAAGGCGTCGATGAAATCGAAAAAGGTGACGCGTTGGAACATGATGCTCTCTCTCTCTCCTGGGGCAGATTGATTACAGGGCGCGGACAATTTGAACTTCGCCGCTGGCTTTCAGGGAAGCGGCCAGGGCTGCGGCCTCTTCGACAGTGTTAGCGTGGATAAATCGCATCGTCTCCGACCGAGACCATCCGGGGTTATCCGCGCTCCGATAGTCTTTTGTGACCATCACTGTGGGGCGGCCGGCTGTGTCGGTGCCGTAGTAGGCGGCTTTGATTGTGGTGGTAGCAGTCATCGTTTACTCTCCTAGTTAGCATCGCGGTGTTGCGATGCCTGTATTATAACAAACGAGTTCACGACAAAGTCATTCCGTTGCAAACTTTTACACTTTTATTTTTTCTGGCGGGAAAGCAAGAAACGTGCCAGGATGTCGCAAGCAAGATGCGTGCCAGGTTACGAACGGTTGCAGGGGTTACATTCGGTTACAGTCTCGGGTAGCAAGAAACGTGCCAGGATTGGAACTCTGGAATCCACCCGGACGGACGGGGTGAAATTTTATAACTCCGGGGTGCCGCCCATTCCGCGTTCAAGTTTCAAAATTCCCCCGCGTTGCTACTACTTGCGGACGCTTGCGCCCGTCCAGCGCCTGCTTGCTCCCGCTTGCTCTCCGCCTACGGACGCTTACGCCCGTCAAGCACCCACACAATAAACGTGACTTGACAACGTTGCGCCGCTGCCGAATAATTCCGCCCAGCACGCAATGGTGCGTGCCCGTCACTAGGAGTAACTAAATGGACATTGACCCGATCTTGAGAACGCGAGACGTCATGCGGATCACGGGGCAGGCACGCTCAACTATTTATGACAAGCTCAGCCGCGGCGAATTTCCCAAGCCGGTGAAGCTCGGACAGCGGGCCATCGGCTGGTACACATCAGACATCGCCAAGTGGCTGGAATCGCTCAAAGGCGGGCCGAAACATGAGTGATGCTCATGCACATACGGGCGGCCCGGATTCCTCTGGCGCGGTCAAAATCATCATCGAGGTGAGCGAGGCCGGCGTGCTAAAAATCCATGCATCCGCTCCAGACGAGAGTGCAGTGGTCGTTGCACTGGCTACTGCACTGGCCGCCGTCAAAAATGTTGACAGCGAGCAGTTTTTGCACTAATCTACCCACACTCTCTCCTCCTCCCCCTGGAGCTTGCGGCCCACTTGTGGGCCGTCTTTTTATGTCTCAGACATCGCCTCTAGTCGAATTGATCGCGGAGTTGCAAGCAGACAAGCAGTTTGCACTCTCCTACATCTTTGCGCATCGGCATCCAGACGAGACGCCTGCGTTCCATAAGCAGATCGTTGCTGCGTGGGATGACCCGCACCCCCGCGTGCTCATCGAAGTGTTCCGAGGCGGCGGGAAATCGACGCTCGCAGAGGAATATC